CAGATGACAAGCAACATAGCAACAAATTCGGGGGGGGCTTCAAAGACCGGTCTGTTGCGGCCCATGGGGATTTGCAAATTCCCATGGGCGAAAATCCGAAATTTTTCCAATCTGCAGTGAAGAAATTTTTCGATTTTCTATTTTATGAGCAATGGTGACAAACTGCGTTTTTGCTGTTTGGGTACCATTTGCGAAGAAAATGGCGGGGTGTCCAGAGGGGGGGGCAATCCCCTTGGCTTTGGGTTTCCAATAGGGGCGAGAGCATCCCCGCCCCTTCGTTTATCGTTTCTTCCGCTTGTCCTTACCGTGGGTCATGGCCGTTTTCCCCCGCTGGCTGATGGGGCTGCTCATGTGCTTGGACAGCTTCAAAATGTCAATCAAGTTGACAAACTGTTCTTTCGTAATGGCATCGTAGTCGATTCCAAAATTGGCAAGGAAAATCCGAGCCTTCTTTTCGTCAGCGCTGCCCTCGAAGTGCATGGCGTTTTCCAGCTCCTGCTGCACTCTTGCGGCAGCGGTCGTATCATCCGCTGTTGTGGCGTCCTTCCTATGAACCTCCCGTATGGTATGGAGGATAGCCGACAAGTCTTTGGACACAGCATGATCTCATCCTCAATGGCGATGATCTCCGCCGCGAGTTCCTCCTGCATGCGTTTCAGTTCACGCAGCTCCTTTGCTTTGATTTGCAGCTCGTTCATGTTCTGTCCCTCCTGTGGTATTTGTCGGCTTATCGTGCCGCTCCCGCTGCGCTTAGACGCTCGCAGTGCCGTATACTGGCATCGCCCGTATCGCGGCGGCGGTTTTGACCTTCCCGCTCGGATTCATGCCCCGGTCAAGTCATCTTCTTGCTGTTGGTATTGCAACTCTAGGGCTCACATCACAAGTCTATGGTTCTTGACTTTCGCAAGGCTTTCGGCCTTGCCGGGGCGGTTTCTCTTGCTGTGATTATAGCATGCTACGATTTTCGTAATAAGTAATACGTTTAAAGTAATTTTAAATACGATTTTAGGAATTATTATTTGATTTGCGTATTGATTTATAACGAATATCGTAGTATAATTGTATTATGGAAAGGTAGGTGAGTTATATGGGACTTCGCTTTAGGCTTAAAGTGCTGCTTGCAGAACATGATATGACGCAAAGGCAACTCGCGGAAATCACGGGAATTCGGCCTCCAACGATTTCGGCAATTTGCACAAATACTGTTAAGCAGATGCCCGTTACAGTAATCGAACGCATATGCCATGCGCTTTCCTGTCAACCCGGCGATTTGATGATTTATACCGATACAGCGCAGGAGGACAACGCATGAAAACTTACACGATCATAGCGGGAATAAATGGCGCAGGAAAGTCGAGCTTGACGGGTTCGCTCAAATATCAGCGCCGAGACCTGGGTAAGATTATTGATGTCGATCGACTGGCCGTGCAGCATGGCGGTTTTATCGAGGGCGGCAAAGCGGCAATCACCATGCAGGCGCGTTACATTGCGGAGGGCATTTCCTTCACGCAGGAAACAACGCTTTCCGGGCAGCGCCCTTTGCGTATGGTGAAAGAGGCAAAGGCAGCCGGTTACTATATCCGCCTGTTCTATGTCGGTATCAGCAGCGCAGAGGAAGCCATAAAACGCATTCAGAATCGCGTTGCCAAAGGCGGGCATGATATTCCGCGGGAAGATGTGTTAAGACGCTTCCCGGAGCGTTTTGAAGCGCTTGGCCGCATTCTGGACTATTGCGACGAGGCAACCTTCTTCGATAACGAGAACGGCTTTATAGAAGTTGCCCGCTATGAAAACGGCGAGTTTCTCACCGTGGGAGATTACCGCCCGGAATGGCTGATGGAACTGCAAGCCGTATTGCAGGAAGGGAAATAGTTCACGGCAATAGAGCGCGGCGGGGGAATACCCCCGCCTTTTTATTCCATATTGCAACAGGTATGCAAGCGATTTTTGCGCATGAGGCGAAAGGGACAAGCCTAAAACCATAAAAGGCCACAGAGGGCAAATATGGCGGTTTTAGAGACATGAGAGATTGCGCCGCCGCGTCCTTTTGCTTCATTGCCTCGCCGTGGTCTTTTAACATCATATTTCATTTCTCGCCGCGAGTTGAGATTAAAAGCAAGGTGAGGTAGAATAGTAGAATATAGGTAGGACTTCGGGACAAAGTGTCCCAAAGAAAATCTCTAAAATTTTCAAAATATTTGTGACCTAAACAAATATTTTTCGAGTAGATGTGTGAAGATCTCTATCATCAAGAAAAGGAGGGATGAGGATGGAAGATGCTCGTATTGTCGAATTATATTGGGCAAGATCGGAAAAAGCGATTGCCGAAACATCGGAAAAGTACGGAAAATACTGCTATGCCATCGCCTATAATGTTCTCGCCAACCATGAGGATGCAGATGAAAGCGTAAACGATACATACCTTGACGCATGGAACAATATGCCGCCCCACCGTCCGTCCATCCTCTCAACATTCTTGGGAAAAATTACACGGAGAATATCCATTGACAAATGGCGTGGGCGTACTGCGGAAAAGAGAGGCGGCGGTGAGATTGTGCTGGCTCTTGACGAACTGTCCGACTGCGTTCCGTCCAGCCACAATGTAGAACAAGAGATTGAGGCCGCAGAGCTGGCAAAGGTCATTGACAATTTTGTGATGTCCCTACCACTTATGGATCGCCGGGTCTTTATTTGCCGCTATTGGTATCTTGACCCGATCTCGGCCATTTCCCAGCAGTTCGGTTTTTCTGAAAGTAAAGTAAAAACGATGCTGTATAGACAGAGGCAAAGGCTGTTGTCTCGTTTGGAAAGAGAGGCATTTTGATAATGAAAAATGAAAATATTCTGGATGCCATTGGAATGATCAACGATGAAGCTGTTCGGGATGCCAAGGCATATAAGCGTCCCAAATCCCGTAGCTGGCTCAAATGGGGTGCTGTTGCTGCTTGTCTGTGTCTTGTGGTTTTTGTTGGTATCAGAATGGGGAGCAGCAACGATTATGTACCGTTAAACATCAATACCATTACAGATGCTTCATATTCTGCCCCGGAAATCACTTCGACGATAGAAACCATACAGGTATCACAGAATGATGCTGATACATGGCTGGGGTTCAACTTACATGAAAATCTGCCAACAGAGCTAAAAGACTTTTCGTTGAAATATTACCTTGTCCAAGATAGTGCGGACAATGGAACTCTCGGTGTTCAGGTATGGGGCGAGGTTGAAGGTGCAGAATATCCCAAGCCGAAATTTTATATCGGAATTACTGAGGGTAGTGTTCTGGAAGAGCTCCTCTTTGACTATGACATTACAACCGACATTGATGGAGTAACTGTTATTGCGGGAGTCATACCGGGAGAGACTAAAATCAACCGTGACGGAGAAGAAGTTTATATCCCTGCAAAATACTTTTCCTTGTTCGATGTTGGTGTGTATCATTGTGCCGTTGAAACACAGGGGCAGGTGTCCGAGGAGGTGTTCAGCGAGTTGAATAATATCATAATCGACCTTTTGCTGAAAAAATAAACGAGAAAAAACCACATCAACTACCATTCATAAACAGACTTTGGGACAACTTGGGTCCGTTGACAAAGACGAAAAAAGCGCCTGCTGTGGTAAAATAAAAGAAAAAGCAGGTGGTGTGCTGGATGCAACTGAAGCTGCACATGGTAACGATAGAGGATCTGATACCGCAGGAACACTTTTTGCGGAAGCTGGAAAGGGCGTTGGATCTGTCCTTCGTGTATGAAGAGACAACCCACATGTATAGCCGGAAGTACGGCCGTCGCGGAGCTTGCCGCTATGTGGATTGAAACGGATAAGCAAACGGCAGGAGAAAAGGCGCGCAAACGATATGAGAGCATTGCAACGAACAGGCTTTCCGGCATTGGCGCAATCCGCGTGCGCGACCTTAAACCCATGCATTTGCAGGCGATATTGAACGAAATGGCCGAAGAAGGCTATGCGCGCAAGACGATCACGGAGGTAAAGCAAGCCGCCGCTGCCGCGCTCGATTTTGCCATGCAGAACGATATTGTATACCGCAATGTGTTTGCAAAGGTTAGTATCCCAAACGCTGGAAAAGAGGAACGTAAGCCGCTCACGGAACAGCAAAAGCGCATCCTTGTGGAAACATGGCAAGGCCACAGAATGGGGCTTCCTGCGTTGCTTATGCTCTATTGTGGCTGCGTCGGGGTGAGCTGCTTGCGCTTACGTGGCGGGATGTAGATATAACAAACAAGACAATCACCATCAGCAAGGCGGTTTACTATGTTGGAAACGCGGCGGAGGTCAAGCCGCCTAAGAGCAAGGCGGGGAATAGGGTTGTGCCAATACCTGACGCCATACTGCCCGCATTGCAGCAGCGCCGCTGCGCATCAATGCTTGTGTGTGCTTCACGGCAGGCGGGCGGCATGATGAGCAACACGGCGTTCCGCTGTGCGTGGGACAGCTATCAGCATTACTTGAACATTGCAGCAGGCGGAAAGGACGCAAGCCGCTCAAATCCGAAAATACAGGCCGTTGAGCCATTCACCGCGCATCAGCTCAGGCACACCTATGCAACGATGCTGTATGATGCTGGCGTGGATGTGCTTACCGCGCAGCGCCTGCTGGGGCATGCGGATGTACAAACCACCATGCGTGTTTACACGCACCTTTCGGCGCAAAAAGAGCAGCATCCATAGCGGCTTTAAACGCGCATATAGGGGCTGGAATTGCGTCCATTAAATTCTGATGCAGTAAAAATGCAGTAAACGGCACTTTTTTCGCTAAAAACATGGAGAAATGCAAAATTCGGAGAATAAAAAAAGCTAGAGTTTATCTAGCTTTTTCTTATTGGTAGCGGCGATGTGACTCGAACACATGACACTCCGGGTATGAACCGAGAAAAATGAAAATATATGCAATGAAAAATGGCTATTTTTCTAGTTTTTTGATGCATAGCATTGCACGCAATTGCATAAACAGGTTGCCAGAAAGTTGCCAGATTTTTGCCCAAAAACCGAAGTGTCATCTTCGAGATACTTTAGTTGAATACTTTTAAAACTTTTTCATAGTCAGCCTTTTCACGCTCCTTTGCAAGGTGAGTATAGATACGCAGCGTGGTTGCCGGATCGGCATGGCCAAGGTATTTCTGCGCGGTTAGCACGTCTACCCCGGCATTGTATAGAACACTGGCATAGTTGTGGCGAAGATAATGCGCGGTCAGTACGGAGCCTATAAGCTCCGGCGCACTATCCACCCCTGCGTTGAGGTCTTTGCTCTCTATGCTTTTATCGGCCTGATATACGGCTGCCATGAGGGCTTTCCAGTACCTCACATACGTCGGTTGCGGCAGATGTTCGCCCGTACGTGCCCCTTGTATTACATAAGAGAGCCCTTTTACTGGCGAACTGCGAAGAGCCCGTTCCAATGGCTCCGGCATCGGCACATCACGAATTGAGTATTTAGACTTTACATCGCCCTCGGCATTTGTAACATAGTCTATATCACGCCTGATATGAACGATGTGCTCAGAGAAGTCTATATCATTCCATCGCAGCCCCAGCATTTCACCGCGCCGCATGCCTGTATAATACAATATAGCAAGCATCAGCCCATGCGGGTGCGTTGCAGCCACCTTAAGCACGGCGGCTTCTTCGGCGGAGGTCAGTGCGCGTCGACTTTGGTGCTGTGCTTTTGGTGCCTCGACCGCGGCGGATACGTCGCGGTCGATCACGCCCTCTGCCGTTGCAAGCTTAAAGGCGTTTCTTATTACGCTACGAACATCCGTTATAAGCGTCTTACCTTTTCCTGATAACGAGTTCATAAGCGCTTGCAAATCCATACCTGTGACGGCGGCCATGCGCTTGTCGCCAATTGCGGGGAGGATATAGCAGTTAATAGCTGATTGGTAATTTTGATCTGTCGAGGGCGATATGCGTGGCTTCTTGTGTATATTGTACCAATCCATGATATAACGGGATGCCAGTACGTCACGCTGCACCTCGCGCCCGCCCACATAGGACCGGATCAACTCCTGCTTATTCGCTTCCAGCTCTTTCGCGGTGCGGCCGCTTGCATAGCGGATCACCGGCTCGCCGCTCGCGTCGTATCCCACGACCACCTTTGCACGGCGCCGTTTGTCTACCTTGTCAGTAATCTTCTTTTTCGTTGCCATTTTTGCCCTCCATATGCTATACTGGGGGTACAGAAAATGCACCCATCAAAGGCTATTTCTGTACCGTGCCGCCCCGGTGTGCAGACCGGGGCGGCGATATTTTAGTTATGGTGCAATAGGTGCGATAGTTTCGTCGTACTCAATGGGCCGTATTGACAGTGCGCGCCCCGCGAAGCTGTATATCACATTCCCCGCCTCGTATTCATAAAATGCTACGCCTTCATTAAACTCATCAAAAACATGAAGGGCATCCATTATCTTATCGGCATCTCGCGGAGAAAACATGCTAATTAGCATGCTAAAATAGAACCCAGCCTTTTTCGCCGTATCTTCGTCTTTTATGTCGAATTGACTTTCCAGGATCCTTATATTCCTGTCATCCTTGTGTACAGTAAGCTCAATTGGATTGTAAAGCTGGGCGGCGCCGGTATCGTTGAACTCCACCCACTCCCCATCATCACGCACAGACACGAGCTCCGAATACCCCGCCTCCACCAACTTCGGGTTGATGTCTGCTATCAGCTGTTCGGGCGTGACGACAAACCACTCTAAGTATGAGTTGCCGCTGTTCTCAAATCCATTTTCAGGCAAAGCGGTGTTCGCCTGTCCGCCACACCCCGCACACAGCAACAGAATGGCTAAAACCATCCACAGCATTCTTTTCATTGTTACGTCCTCCTGATTTATTAATGATCCATTATGGAAATATTTACCACTGGATACACATCCAGCATGCGTTACAATATAATCAATTCATGACACCATTAGATTTTTTCATGCACCAGTGCAACGGAAACCACGGTAACACCCACATCAGATAATTTTGCCGTTGCAATCCGGCGCGGCATAGCGTAGAATAGACACACGGCGCAGGAACGAACGTTCTGATTTTTAGGGGAGGAAACCATGAAAAACACGAAATTTGGCACTGCATCGGACGAAGGAAACTTGCGATTAAAGAATGATGTTGACCGACAAAAAATGATTTCAAACATTTTAAATGCCTTGCCAAGGCTAAGCTGCGAACACATAGAACTTGTGCACCGCTTCACAATCTCGCTCCGCGATGGATACTGCCGCCCCAGATAGGGGCGGCGTTATTCGTCTCCGCGCAGCTTATCTGCCATTTTTTCAATTAATGCCCAATCCTTTTCATCCAATCGTGCCAATGCAGCCACAAAACGGCGTTTGAATTCGTTATCGGTTTGAACCAGTTCACCCATGAAATCAACAATTTCCTGCGACCGCGTGCGCTGGACAAACATTTCGCCCTCTCCGGTACGCAGCCACGTTTCGTTTACGCTATACTTCTTGCAAATCAATGTGATAACTGCGTTTTGCGGTTCGTTTCTTCCAATTTCATATTGCGCAATAGTGTTTTGCTTCACTCCGACCGCATCGGCCAACGCGCGCTGCGTAAGATTAAGTTCTTTCCGCAATTTTTTTATTCTGTCTTTCATGGTGACCTCCATTTCATGTCATCATTATATAATATGTGTCCGATTTAGTCAATCAAAAAAAATCACAAAAACAATAAAAACCGCATTGACATTACTGTTATTGTGATTTATAATAATCACATCAACAGTAAAAACACAATTCACGCATACAGGAGGTGAACAGCATGAGCGAAAAAGAGCGCAAGATCGGGAAGAAGCTAGCGGAAACATTTGATGCACTGCCGGACAATGGCAAGGAATTTCTGCTCGGGTTTATGGAGGGCGTTGCGGCAACCAAGGAACGGGACAAGCCGGAGGATGAACGCACCGCCGACCAAGCGAGCTGAAAGGAGGACAAGAGATGAAAGTAATCGTAGAGAACAAAAAACAGTATCTGGCCGATGTAAAAGAAATGATTGATGCTACTAAGCGGCTAAATGAAATCACAAAAGCGGCAGCAGACGAACTGGAGCGGCTCAACGCGGCGCGAGAAAAGGCAAAAGCGCTAGGCCGCTGACGTAGTCACTATTCGTGCTCGATTGCAATCTTGATACCACAGTGAGGGCAAGTCACCGTATCGGCATCAAGTGGAAGCTCGAACTCGCCGCCACATTTCGGACACTCGAATCCCGGAATGAAATGAGCCAAATGTTCTAGTTCCTTTTCGAGCTCGTCAAAGCCGCTCGTGGTCATTTTAACCATGCAATTCACCTCCATTCTTTACAAATTATACCAGAAGGAGCGGAGAGTGGACAACGCAAAAACGACTAATCGAATAAAAGGAGATTCCCACATGACACACAAAAAGAGAAGCCCTGCGATAGATATATCCGAACTGGAACAAGCCTGGGTAGACCAATGGGGTGAGGCGGTGAAGAAAACCACAGCCGCCAAGATACTGGATGTAAGCCCGGCTACGATATGGCGCATGGTACAGGATGGCCGGCTGGCAGAGGCGCCAAATGGGCGCATTCTAGTGCGCCAAATGGCGCGCTGGGCACTGCGGGCCGCAAGCTGAAAGGAGGCAATATGAACTACTTCGGATTATTTTTCAGCTTCACGCTGCCGGGGGTAATCCTCGGGATCCTGATCGCGGCGGCAGCAGCGGAGAGCGCACGAAAGCGCAGCAGGGTAAAGAGCAGGCAGAAACCGCAACGCGGTCTGTATATCGAGAACATAAAGGAGGAAGTTCGACATGAAGTGTGAGAGAAGTTTGGCGTTCAGGGCGTGGGGCATGAAAAACACGGACCTGGTTTCGGACTTGATGATGTCAGTCGAAAGCGCGGCTAAAGCGGAAGTCAGAGAGGCCGTTGCGGGCGTGATGATGGGCTTCGCAAGGCTTACATTCGCGGCCGGCTGGGACGCTGCGATCGACTACTGCATGCAGCCGGTTGAAAACGAAGTGCCCGCCTAGGCGGCAACCTCAGACGAGCACACAGAGAAAATATCCAACTGAATCGTAACAGAAAGGGAGGAATTTGTCAATGGAAACAGTCGATTATGAAACCATTTTTGACCCAATGAACCCATATGACGATGTGCAGGACGATATTCGGGCCGAGCAGTGCTTGCAGGAAATCCGGCGCATCAATGACGAATCGCAACGGTTGCTGAACGTCTGCAAGGCGCAGATTGATTTTTACACCGCGCGCGCCAAGCAGATCGAAGAAGAACGTGACAGGAAGAAAGCCGATATTAGCGGCAAACTGTCCATCTACTTTCAGGGTGTCCCGCACAGAAGCACCAAGACGCAGGAAACATACAAGCTTGCATCCGGCGTGCTGAAACTGAAAAAGCCGGGGCCGGAGTACAAGCACAATGATTCGTTGCTTGCAGAAGCGTTCCCGGAGTTTGTGGAGCAAAAGCCCGTTTTCCGTTGGGGCGAATTCAAGAAAACACTGGACGTTGTGCACGAGGGACATGACACGCTGATTGTCCACAAGGACACCGGGGAAACCGTACCTGCCGGACTGGTTGAAATCGTAGAGCGCGAACCTGAATTTGTGGTGGAGGTGTGACATGGGACTTCCTGTTTTGATTATTGGTGAATCTGGTTCTGGGAAAAGCACGAGCATGCGGAATTTTCAGCCCGGAGAGCTTGGCATCATCAATGTGTCGCGCAAGCCGCTGCCGTTTCGTACATCGCTGAAATGCGTTAATACGGATAATTACATGCAGATCGACGACACGATCACAAAGGCAAAGGCAAAAAGCCTTGTGATAGACGATGCACAATACCTGATGGCAAACGAATTCATGCGCAATGCGAAGGTCAATGGCTATCAGAAATTCACGGACATTGCGCTGAACTTCTGGACGCTGGTTCAAACCGTAGTGAATGATTTGCCCGATCAGAAAATTGTATATTTCATGGCGCACACTGAACGCGATGCAAGCGGAAACGAAAAAATGAAAACCATCGGCAAGATGCTTGACGAGAAAATTACGATAGAAGGTTTGTTTACCATCGTCATGAAAACCGTGGTTCAGGACGGACGCTATATGTTTTCAACGCAAACGAACGGACAGGACACCGTAAAAACGCCAATGGGCATGTTTGACCAGCCGCTGATTGACAACGATTTGCGCATGGTAGATATGACAATCCGCGAATATTACGGCCTGCCAAAAAACATAAATCAGGAGGAAAGCAAGGATGAAAATGCCTAACGGATACAGCGAAGTACAGGCGCGCACCGGCGCGCGGGAACAGCTGCCTGCGGGTGGGTACGTGTGCCGGATTCGCGGCGCAAGAGAAGAGACGAACGGCGGATACTGGCAATTGGTGATCGCGTTCGATGTGCACGAAGGAGACAAGGCCGGCATATTCGATCGCCGATACAAGGATGATATGCAGGCCAACAAGGATGCAAAATGGCCTGCCGCGGGTACGCATCGCGTTTTCGTGATGGACTATAACAACAGGGATCAATGCTCGCCGGAGTTCAAGGGATTAATTACATCTGTGGAAGAAAGCAATCCGGGCTTCGTTATGCAGTGGGGAGAAGGAACGGAACGAACACTGATTGGCAAGCTGATCGGAATCGTGTTCCGCGAAGAGGAATTCATGTTGCAGGACGGTTCCGGGATCGGCGTTACCACAAAGCCCATGTATGCATGCAGCGTGGAGCGTATCCGCGATGGTGTCAAAATCCCGAAGCGCAAGCTGATATCAGGAAGCCAGGCGAGGCCGGCGCAGGCTGGGCAGCCCGCAATGCCCACAGCCGCGTTTACGGATGAAGAATGCCCGTTCTGATTGACTATACAGCGATCAAGGCGGCTGTGCCGATGGAGCGCGTGCTATTGGCCTACGGCATCCGCGTGGAACGCGGTAAGGCAATATGCCCCTTCCACGCGGATAAGCGGCCGAGCATGAAGGTGTATGCGGACGGATACTACTGCTTTGCGTGCGGCAACGGCGGAGACGCGATTAAGTTCGTTGCGCGGATGGATCATCTGCCGAATCATTCCGCCGCACAGCGCGTGGCCGAGATTGGTGGCATAACGCTGCCGGAATCGGATTACAGAGGGCGCGAGCGGGCGCGCAGGATAGCGGCAGCACGGCGTGCGGCAGAACGGCGCATGGAGCAAATGCAGGCAGAATACAGATCGCTGTGCGATGATCGCCACAAGCTGTTGCGCGAAGTGGAGTTCGGCATACCGCTGTCGGAGGAATGGTGCGCGGCGGTGCGCAGGCTTGAAAGGGTTGAGGTGGAGCTGGATGGATTATTTGAATGGATCACCGCAAGTGACTAACTATTTTTCGGACGAGCCGTACAAAGAGATATATGACTTGCGCGGCGATGCATTCAAGCATCGCGTAGCACTGGAACAGGCTGCGGCAGAAGCTGCGGCGCGCGGGTTCAAGACATTCAAGGCGATGTACAGAGCGTACGAAGCGCGGCAGAAAGGCCAGAGCGCCATATCATATGGTGGGAATACGTCCGAATTCGAGGGGCAGCCAATGGAGCTGGAGACCGGGCAATGGAAGGCAGACGATGCCGCAATAACGCGGAATACGTCTGTGGGCGAGGAAATCGCATGCGTGCACCCGATCATGCCCGTGAAACGGCTGATTAACGTGGATTCCGGCGTTGAAAAACTTGAAATTGCATTCAGGCGCGGTGCTGCGTGGCGGCGGATAACAGTAGACAGGCAAACAATTGCCAGCGCAAACAAAATTGTATCGCTGTCGGATAGCGGAATCGCTGTCACATCCGAAACGGCAAAGGCGCTCGTGCGGTACCTGCATGACGTGGAAAACATGAACTATGACGCATTGCCGGAAATGCCGTCCGTCGGGCGGCTTGGGAACATACCGGAACATGGATTTTCACCATACGTTGATGGATTGGTGTTTGACGGTGACGCGGCATTTCGGGATGTATTCCGTGCCGTATGCGCAAAGGGGGATTTTTCGGAATGGGTAAAAATCACGGCCCAGATGCGGAGCTATTCATTGGCCGCAAAAATCGTGATTGCAGCATCGTTTGCGTCCGCGCTGGTGGAACCGTTTGGCCTGCTGCCGTTCTTCATACACCTGTGGGGCACGACATCCGGCACGGGGAAGACTGTTGCGCTGATGGCCGCGGCAAGCGTGTGGGCGGATCCTGCAATGGGACGCTATATCAAAACGTTCGACAGCACTGGCGTTGGGTACGAATTCTATGCTGGGTTCCTGAATTCGCTGCCGATGATCATTGATGAATTGCAGCTTGCGCGAGACGAACGCGGAAACACGAAATTCAACGTGTACAAACTGGCAGAAGGCGTTGGCCGTCTGCGCGGGAATCGGGCGCGCGGTATCGACCAGACGCTGACATGGCGCAACTGCATTATCACATCGGGCGAAACACCGTTGACGCAGGACAATGCGGGTGCGGGCGCGTTAAACCGCATTATTGACATCGAATGCAACGATGAAACGCAGAAGATCGTTGAAAACGGCCGCGCAGTCGCCGGGATACTGCGGCAGAATTACGGGCATGCAGGGCGTGAATTCATAAAGCGGCTTACGCCGGATGCGATCCGGGATGCAAAAACGGGATATGACGCGGTGTTTGCGGCACTGTCCGCGGATGATGCAACGGACAAGCAGGCATTGTCTGCGGCGATCATCATAACGGCTGACCGTCTGATCTCAAAATGGTTCTTTCACGATCAGCCAGTCACACCGGATGACATGATCGGATTTTTGCAAACCAATGCATCTGTGGACATCAACGAACGGGCATACGCATTTATGTGTGATTGGGTTGCACAGAACGCGAACCGAATGGGCAAAGATGCGCAGCAGGATGTATACGGCCTGATCGAAGATGACAAGGCATATATCATCCGCAGCGTGTTCAACCGGGTGGTATCTGCGGAAGGATATTCGCCGAAGGGGTTCCTAGGGTGGATGAAACGCAAAGGGCTGATTGATACGCGTGGAGATGGGCGCGGATTTATGGTGTCAAAGCGCATAAAGGACACAATCGCCGACTGCGTATGCATGATCCTGAGGGCCGATGATATCCCGTTTTGATGTGGTACTGTGGTACTTGTGGTACGCAAACATAACATGTGTGTTACGAGACACACACAGTGCACTATGTGCATTCTCTGTATAGATAAACGCGAGAAAAGTACCACAGTACCACATGTACCCGAAAACACGCTAAATACATAGAAAAAATGCGTGGTACATGCAGTACCACAACGTACCACAAGTTCCACACGTGGAGGTAAAACAGATGAATGACGGTGAAATCAAAAGCGCACTGGCGCGCAAGGGATACAAGGTGCATCCGTACAGATTGGATGCGATTGCTAAGGCAGCTAGTAAGATCGTTACGGTTCTGTGTACAAACGCAACGTTGATCGCGTACGAGGATGCGATCATGGCGATTGACGTAGCACGCGCGATCATCACTGGAGGTGCGGCAGATGACGCAGATAACGCTTAGACCGTATCAGCAGGATTGCATCGACGCAATCCCGGAGCGCGGCAGTTATCTGGTGCATATGGCGACTGGGTTAGGAAAAACAGTCACATTCTCCCGCATCCCGCGCAAAGGGCGCATGCTGATTTTATCACACCGTGAGGAACTTGTCAGGCAGCCATTGAAGTATTTCGACTGCATGACAGGCGTGGAGATGGCCGCAAGCAGTGCGCCGCACAGCGCAGAGGTGGTGAGTGCATCCGTACAGAGCATTGTGCGTAGGCTTGGCAGGTACGCCCCGGATGACTTCGATGTCATTATCACGGACGAAGCGCATCACGCCGCGGCGCGAACGTACAGGACAATCTACGACCATTTCCGTCCGCGCCTACATGTTGGATTCACCGCCACGCCGAATCGCGGCGATAAAGCAAGGCTGGATAATGTATTTTCCGAAATCGTTTTCTCCCGCGATTTACGATGGGGAATCGAACAGGGGTATCTGTCGGATATCCTGTGCAGACGGGTGAACATCGGCTACGATCTGACCGGGATTCGCACACGCAACGGAGATTACGCGCCGGGCGAGCTGGAAAAGGCGATGGACGGCACGGCAGACGCTATCGCAGAAGCGTACCGCGACTTGGCAACGGGTGCAACGCTGATTTTCGCAGTCAGCGTGAAGCATGCGAATGACATTGCGGCGAAGGTTCCGGGTTCAGTTGTTGTTACGGGCGAAACGAAGAACCGTGCAGAGATCGTGCAACAGTTCACCGATGGTCAAATATCGTGCCTGATTAATTGTATGGTGTTCACAGAGGGAACAGATATTCCACGCGTTGAGACGGTAATCATAGCGCGGCCAACGCAATCCGAAGCATTATACGCGCAAATGGTAGGCCGCGGGCTTCGGTTATATCCGGGGAAAGAACGGCTAAACCTGATTGATTGCGTTGGGGTGTCCGGAAAATCATCGCTGTGTACAGCGCCGTCACTACTTGGGATCGACATGGACGCGGTGCCGGCACGCAAGGCGGAGGATGTGCAAGGCATGCTGTTCGATTTACCAGCCGTTGTAATGGCCGCGGCGGATTGCCCGGAGAGCTGGATCCGAAACATTGAAATCGTTGACCTGTGGGCGAAGGGACAGCAATACGTAACGCATGATGTAGCGTGGTTTAAAATGCCGGATGGTTCGCTTGTGTTATCCCTGCCTGACCGCAAGATGGTGATTCCGCCGCAGGACGATCTTGGCCGCACGCGAACGGCATCCGGGGAAACCGTACCAATGCAGACAGCGCTGGATATGGCGTACCGATGGCTGTGCAACTATGCGGCTGATGCGCGCCAGCTGTGGGACAACAATGCAATCAAGCGTTGGGGGCGCGCGCCCGCATCCGATAAACAGATCAACCTTGTGCGCAGGATGTGTAAGGATAACACACTGGACTACGATAGCCTGACAAAAGGACAAGCCAGTATGATATTAAACCGCCTGATTGGCGGAGGAAGGATGAAAAGCGCATGACGCAGGAGGACAGGGAGCAAATCGCCGTAATGGAATGGTCTATCGCAGTGCGGCAGAAGTACCCGGAATTGAAATTGCTGCATCACATTGCGAATGAGCGCAAATGCAGCCCCGCAGAGGGCGCGCTGATGAAGCGCAAGGGTGTGAAGCGCGGCGTCCCGGATTTATGTCTGCCGGTGCCACGGGGCGGATACCACGGGCTGTACATTGAGCTGAAAGCACCGGGCGGGCGCGTGTCAGAAGACCAACGCTGGTGGATTCGTGAACTCGGCGCGCAGAAATATGCTGCGGTATCATGTATAGGCTGGCGCGCCGCCGCGGACATGATCGAAAAATACCTTGGGTCGGAGGAATACCATGTGGATGGATGACTTACGCAGGAACATGGATCGCAAGGCGAAGGCAGACGCACTGCCGGATGAAATCCGGAAGGCGCACCGTGAGCAGTACAGGAATGTGTGCCGGGATGCGGTAAAGGCTTGCATTATCGGCATAGCGGAAACCATGACCGGAAAGCCACAAGACAAGAATGTGCAGCTATCCGAGTGCGCAGGACAGATCGTAGACGAGTTTGAACGTGGCATGCCGAACGGTGTAATTGTCAGAATCGGAGATGCGTGCGCCGCTGCACAAGACGGCGCGAATCGTGCAGGGTGTACGAATACGGACGAGGACACGCCGTTCGACGATGCTGGCGACAAGGATCAATTGCAAGCCAAGTATATTGCGATCGCAAGTGCGTGCGATGCATACACGGCTGCATTTGCACGAAATTGTGAAGATTTCTGTGCGCTGGAAGCGGCACGGAAAAGGTTGAAGATGGAGGTATAGCGATGCAAGACTACGCCAACAAAGCGGACAAGGAAATCATTGTCGTACTTGCCGGATGCATCGGATATGCCGATACGCTGAAAGGCTTGGAGTTCCGAAACAGCAAGAAAGCGCGCAGAAGCCTGATGGCAATGCAGAACCACGCAAGCAAGGCATTGGAAGCCGTGATGGACGGCCTAGACCCGGAACAAGTGCAAGGGCTAATTCGCACAGCAAACGGATTGGAATTGATGTGCGTTCCGAAGCACAGCCCCGCAGCGAAGAAGGATTATTACCTTTGCCCGATGGATGCATTTGACCGCCTGATGGGCGATGTAGCAAACGCCTGTGCGTTCTGCGATAAGCAGGGCAAAGAGGTGAAGCGCTGCGAGCGGAGGAAGGATTTGTTGGCTTGCGGTGTGATACCGTGGGGAGAAAAGGAATGTCCGTATCAGGGATGAAGGGAAAGGAGAAAGGAAATGAGGGGCAGGAGCATTACAGAAACAGAACTTAACAAAGTTCAAATGATGATTAACTCCGGGATGTCGGATGTAGATATTGCATATTGTATGGATTTTTCAGAAAAAACAATAGAACGGATTAGAACGGGTAAACACATATTGCAAAAAAGGAAAATAGCTGCTGAAACGGTCAACGCAGAAACAAACGCGCCTGTTACAGAACAGAAAAACGAAGATGCTTTTATCGGTGCAATCCTTGCAAACCAACGGGAAATCATCGAATTGCTTAACGAACTTGTAGCGGCATGGCGTGAATGAGAAAGGAATCAACCATGAAAACAGTAACAGTAGAACAGTTTAAGAAGTTTCGTCCGTGCTGGCTTGAAACGGCAGAAGGGCGCGCCGACTTTGCGCGCATAGCTGCAATCCGTGATGAATGGACAGCGCTTGATGTGTTGAATCTGCCGGATGTGTCTGCCGCCGATAAATTATGGTCGGTGCTGCGCAAGGAATTTATTGACGCGCCTATATTACACGAATTTGCGTGCCGTTGTGCTGAATACGCGCTATCTTTTGTGGACAACCCTGACCCGCGAAGCATAGCGGCGATTGAAGCAAAACGCAAGTGGCTGCGGGGGGAGATCACAGACAAAGAACTGGATGCCGCAAGGGCTGCCGCAAGGGATGTCGCATGGGATGTCGCAAGGACTGCCGCAAACGCTGCCGCATGGGATGCCGCAAACGCTGCCGCAAGGTATGCCGCAAACGCTGCCGCAAGGTATGCCGCAAACGCTGCCGCAAACGCTGCCGCAAGGTATGCCGCACGGGAACACGAAGTTGAAATACTGAGAGAGTTGTTGAAGGAAGGAGACGAGCAGTGACGCGCGAAGAAGCAGCAAGGAGGAACACCATGCCGAATGAGCTTAAACCGTGCCCGTGCGGAAACGCCGTAGAGGTGAAATACATAGCTGGAATCGGCGAAACCATTTTGCCGTATATTGATAACCATTTTGCTGGCTCAATGCCGACATACTACATAGTGTGCGACAGATGCGGCATGAGCATGATGGTTCGACTTCGTATGACAGACATAAATCACCGGGACAAGTGCAAGCGCGACCTTATTAAGGCATGGAACAGGAGGGCGAACGATGAATAAAGAGTACATAGAGCGTGAAGCGCTGATCGAAGAACTGAAACGGCGTGATTTTCTGCCCGTAATTGTGAAGCAAGCGATTGATGCTGTTCCTGCTGCTGAAACATGTGGAGGATGGATAAGCGTTAAAGATAGGCTGCCAGAAATTGATGAAGACGTGTTGATGTTTTTCGGCACCGGAATTATGGCGGTTGGGTTTCGGTTGGATGATGCTGCGTGGTGTGCCTATTCGGACGGAGAATATTACTCAGACTGCTACACTCATCCAACCCACTGGATGCCTTTACCCGAACCGCCGAAGGAGGAAGTATAATGAACTGGATAAGCGTTAAAGATCGGCTGCCGGAAAGGCCTCCGGCAGATGAATGGGGCGAATTTGCGCGAGAATGGTATAAGGTTAAATTTGAAGATGGATTTGTCAAGGATTGGCTTTTTGAATTTAACCACGACTCGGAAATACCATATGGTTTTTGGAACGATAAAAAACATGGGAGCGTCACCCATTGGGCAAACATTGAACCGCCGAAGGAGAAAGTATAAATGTATGACTGTGAGCCATGCAATACCTGCGAATACAGGCTTGACAACGGCAAAATAAGGACATCATGCCTTGCGTGCAAGTGGGCATATTTTGAATCCGATGCAGCGTTTGAAAACAAGGCCGATCTGTATGTGAAGGAGGAACCCAATGCCAACTAGAGAGGAAATTGTAAAGGCGCTGCGCCATATATCCAATGATAAGAACATGGAGAAAACTTACGGAGACGGAGTTACTCAAAAGAGAATGGTGCTTTGCGATGCCACAGACCTGATAGAGAGGCAGGCGAAAGAGATAGAGCGGTTGAAGCATGATCGCGATGCGGCGATTGCGGACTTGTACAAGGCAAAATCATGCAACACTTGTGCAAAGCAATACAAAGATGATTGCCTGCTTGAAGAATGCATGGAGCCTTGCAGCGCATTTGCAGAAGGAAGTGTGCCGTATAAATGGCGCGGAGTGGAGGAGGAGCCCCATGCCGATTAAAAAACAAATCGCAAAGCTCATGCGCGATGGAGCGGCTAAGGACTGCGAATCATGCCGCTGGCACTACCACGAGGACGTAGACGATGGCTATGTTTGCGTGAACGCCGACAGCAGCAAATGCACGGAATGGACAAGCGATGATGATTCATGCGGAGAATGGGAGGGCGTGAAGGTGAATAAAGCGATTAAGAAGCTATGTTCCGCAGCAGAAGGATTGGCGAAGTATGCCGTATTGGCATACGATGAATACTCGGAAAAAATATCAAACATGGCAATGATTGCGGAGGCGCAGAACAAACTTGCATCCGTTACGAATTCGACTGTTGCGCATGCATTGATGGAAACGCTGCGCACACTATCTGAACGAAGTGCGGAAGAAAGCACAAAATACATTTTGCGCAGGGTTGACGAAGCAATAAACATGGCGAATAACGGTTACGAATGGGGAGAAATCCTATGGCATTTTGACAAGGAGTTATACCTTTGATGGGCAAACAGAACAAACCAACCCAGCATTGCGACTGCGGCGGAGAGCTGAAACAATACACCATGCACCATAAACGCGGGCGCATCGTTAGATACTATCAATGTTTATCATGCGCTATGAAGTGGGTAATCTGCGAAACGCCGGACGGGGAAATCATAGAACGCAGGCACGCAAAGGAATATTCCAGGGACTTGCGGAAACACGAAGCGCGCGGAACCGTGCGGATTCAAACGTTATGCTGGGGCTGTCGGAATGCATATGCCGACAAGTGCAGCTATCACAGTAGGCGGCACACACCAGTTGACGGGTGGAAAGTGGAAACGTCTGAATTGTACGGTGAAAGGACGCATACCGTGATTGAATGTCCAAATTATGAATCTGATCGGAGGAAGGCATGATGGTGGATAACGAAACCCGCGCCGCAATCCGGAGACTTTTAAAGCGATGGGGCGCAGCGACACAGATGTGCCGCGGGAAGCAAGAGGAAATCGCAGAATACAACGGCCTGATCGATGCGACATACGGACTGCATGCGCAGCAATACAGCGGAATGCCGCACGGCGGGGAAGTATCAAACCCTACGGCTATTACGGCAGAACGTGCGGACAAGCTGCGCGACGCATACCGGCGCAGGATAGCAGACATAACGGATGACATTGCGAACCTGATGGACTTTTGCGCGGCAATTGATAGTTTGTTGCTTGATCTGCCTGTCGACCAGTATAAAGTTATCGATTTGCGATACAGGCGATTCAACACGGCGAAAAAGCCGCCGTGGGTGCGCGTTGCGCGGATGGCCGGCATGTCGGAGGATAACGCAAGACTGTTAGAGCGAAAAGCGGTGGACAGGCTGGCAGAAGAAATTGACATAAAAACATTAACATGACCGTTTTTAAACGTTTTTATGATGTATAGTAGTATCATCGGATTAGGCCAATGACAAGGCCGATGCTACTAAATATCTCCTGTGCGGAAGGGGCGGCGCGGTGTGCTGTCCCTTCTGCATATTGAAAGGGTTAGTATGGAAAACAGGATTAAATTCATCAGCACGCCAACGACATGCAAGGAATGCGACCACTACGATGCAAAGGCGAAGAAATGCAAGTTGAAGGTGTGCAGGTATCCGGCGCGGAGATGATCGGGGTTCGGTCTGAATGGTGGGGTGATTAAATGGCCGCAAGGCTGACGGATAAGCAAAAAAAGAAAATCGTTGCTGACTACGTTCAGCTTGGCAGCTTTACGTTTAATTATGAGCAGATTGAAATCATGCAAGTACTGCGGGCGCGTCCATGCCACGACCTACGACTGCGGGAGACGGCCTAAGCGGACGTACCAGCGCGATGAGACCGAGCGCGGACGATACACGGCCGAGTGGACGCGTAAAGCGGAGGACATCAAGGAGCGAAGCCATTACTTGTGCGCCGCTTGCCTTGCGCAAGACGTGCTGACGTACGAGGGGCTTGAAGTGCATCACATCGTGAAGCTCAAGGAGCGACCGGATTTGCTGCTTGAAGATAGCAATCTCGTGTGCTTATGCACACGGCACCACAAGCAGGCGGACCGCGGCAAGATAGATGCCAAGGCTCTGTATGAGCTGGTGCGGCAGCGCGACAGCATCCCCCCGGGGGATGGAGGGTAAGCCGCGTATGAAAGACCAAAACCAACGGCACCCATCCATCCACGGGGGGTTCCCAAAATGAGAGAATATCGAAAAGGGGTAGAATATGGCGAGACCCAGCAAAAGCGTTGTCGTTCTCCAGGAAGAACAGCGGTCGCATCGGACAAAGGCGGAACTGCAACGGCGGAGCGAGGCGGAGCAGGAACTTATGACGGGGAAAAAGCTTTCCGAACGGCGCGAAGTGAAGGAGAACCCCGTGGCGCACCGCGAATTTCAGCGGGTGAACAGGCTGTTATCCACGATTGGGAAAAACGATGCGTTGTATGAACCGATCATCAACCGGTATTGCATGTTGCAGGCAGAATGCGCCGACTTCGAAAACAAGCGAGAGCTGTTTTGCGCGAACCTTGAAGGGTTGATGGATGAGGAAAACATGGAAGCGGCCGCCAGATACCGGCTCCAGGCACAAATGCAGAAATCGATCCTGGATGTAGATAAGCAGATCCAGGCAAAACGGCGCATGATGTTTGATATTGAGAAGGAGTGCGCAATGACGATCTCGGCTGCTGCGCGGAGCATCCCCAAAAAGGCGGATGCGAAGGAGAATCCGTTGATCGCAGCGCTGCGGAATGGAACGGATTGCTGATGGCCGAGCAGCCGCATATGCGGAGTGGTGTATTGCGCCAGACAACAGAAAAGTACCGCATTATGTGAAACTGCAAGCAGAACAATGGCTTGCTATTGTGCAAGGGAAAAACCCGGACGCTGCTGTGGATGACGCAGCCTATGGCCGGATCTGCAAACTGCTGCAGCTTATGGTGCACCCCGATCTTGGCTGCTCCATGTATGACGGGCTTGAGGATTACGCCTGGTTGCTCATCACAGCGGTATTCTGCACGCGCTGCCCGGATGGGCGGCGTTACTATGAAACCGCACTGCTGGAGATCGGCCGCAAGAACTTCAAAACCTTTAACAGCGCCGTAATTTTTATTCTGCTTATGCTGACTGAACCGCAGTTTTCGCGGTTCTTTTCCGTTGCGCCGGATTTAAAACTGTCGAGTGAATTAAAGCTCGCGCTCCGCAAAATCATCAAAAGCTCACCGGCCATTGCGGATAATACTGTATTCCAAGTGCTGCGCAGCGAGATCCGATGTAAGCTGACGGACAGCGAATATACGCCGCTTGCATACAGCCAGGACAGAATGGATGGCAAGCTTGCCAACGCATTCCTGGCTGACGAAGCGGGCGCAATGGATAGCTATCCGATCGAGGCTATGCGCTCCTCGCAGATTACGTTGCTATCCAAACTCGGGATTATTATTTCCACGCAGTACCCGAATGACGATAACGCCATGATCGACGAGATCGACATCAGTAAAAAAACGCTTGACGGGCTACTGCCGAACCGCCGCCGGTTTGCACTATTGTACGAGCCAGACGATGATCTGCTGACAAACGACCAGTGGATGACAAACGACTTGGTTATATACCAATCAAACCCGGTCGCCGTAGCGCATGAATACGTCTTTGAAGCCATCAAGGAAATGCGCACGATGGCGATTTTGTACGAAAATAAGCGCGAGAACTACCTGTGCAAGCACAATAATATCAAGTACAAGTCGCTTGGTGTTGAGGGATATATCCCAATTGACAAGGTGCGCGAGTGTAAAATTACTGAGGATTTGGAGTTTTGGAAAGGCAAAGAAGTGTATTTGGGGCTTGATCTGAGCCAGACAGACGATAACACGGCTGTCGCAATGGTATGTGAGTATGACGGTCTGATACACGCCAAAGTGTGGGGGTTTATTCCGAAGGATAGAAAACTGCTCAAGGTTAAGAAAGAGCAGGTCGATTACGACAGGCTGATTCGGCAAGGTGTGTGCTTTGAGTGCGGCGATGAGGTTATAGATTACAGGTTTGTCGAGCAGTTTATCATTGGACTTGAGGAAAAATACGGCGTAAGCATCGTGCAGATTGGTTATGACAGATATAACGCCATAAGTACGGTGCAAAAACTTGAGGCGGCGAGTTATGAGTGCGTGGAAATCAAACAACATTCCAGCATACTTCACGCGCCGACAAAACTGCTGAAAGAACGGATTCTGGGTAAGACATTCAGCTATGACGAGAACATGTTGCTGGAAATCAACTTCCAGAACGCCAGATGCACCGAGGACACCAACCTAAATAAATATGTTAACAAGAAAAAGTCTGCCGGCAAAGTTGACGCTGTTGTGGCGCTGATAAATGCCATGTATTTGATGCAACAAGATATGCTTTTTGGCTCTGATGCGTTCATCGCACAGGTATAAAGGAGGCAATATGGGGCTGTTTAACCGTAAAAAACAGGAGATTCGCGCTGATACGTCAGGCGTGGTCAGCTTTGAGGATTCGCTCTTGAAAGCGTTACTCGATAAAACAACGGTCACGAAGGAAATAGCTTTGCAGATACCGACAGTTGCCAGCGCGATTGACCTGTTGTCAAACATTGTGGCTAGTACGCCCATTAAACTGTATGAGTTGAGGGGCGGCAAGGTCGAAGAAATCACCAATGATACGCGAATCGCCCTGTTGAACGATGACACCGGCGACACCCTGAACGCGCATGATTTCTGGCGGGCGATTCTGTCTGATTATTACCTCGGCAAAGGCGGTTATGCGTATATCAACAAGAAGCGCGGGCAGTTTGTGAGCCTGCACTATGTTGATGAAACGTTTGTAACGCCTGTTGTGAGCGTTGACCATATTTTCAAAGACTATGATTTGCTTGTTGATGGCAAAACGTACAGACCATACGATTTCTTGAAAATCCTGCGTAATAGCAAAGACGGTGCAAGTGGCATCGGCATCACGCAGGAGAATAGCGAATTGCTGAACGTGGCGTATCAAACGCTTGTTTTCGAGAGCGCACTGGTTAAAAAAGGCGGCAACAAGAAAGGCTTCCTGAAATCCGCCAAGAAGCTCAGCGACCAAGCCATGGAAGTGCTAAAAGCTGCATGGAAACGGTTGTACAGCAACAACGAAGAAAACATGATAGTGCTGAACGATGGCGTTGAGTTTCAAGAATCCTCAAACACCAGCGTTGAAATGCAGCTAAATGAAAACAAGGTCACAAATAGCGACGAGTTATGCAAGCTGTTCCATATTTCCGCGAAGGTGATACGTGGTGAGGCGACCGACGCAGATATGCAGAGCGTCGCAAAGCTGGCAGCGATACCACTGATGAAGGTCATCGAATGCGCGTTGAACCGTGATCTCTTGCTGGAAAAAGAGAAAAAGACGCGGTACTGGGCGTTCGATGTTAAGGAACTGCTCAAAGGTAATCTCAAAGAGCGCATGGAAGCCTATGGTGTCGCAATCGACAAAAAGATTATGACACCGAATGAAGCAAGGTATGCCGAAGATTTACCTGACGTCGAAGGGCTTGATGTAATAAGCATGGGGCTTGCTGATGTGATATATGACATTAAGTCAAAAACGTACTACACACCAAACACAAAAATGGTGGTGAAAGGCACAGAGATGTTGCCAGTAGAACCAACGGAAGGAGGAAACAATGCAGATTGAAATCCGCGCTGACGGGGCGCATATAAGCGGTTATGTCAACGTGACGGAGAAAAAGAGCCGTCCGGTGATAACTCCGCATGGTAAGGTGATTGAGGAAATTGAGCCGAGGGCGTTTGAAAAAGCACTTGAACGCACGGACAACGTTCAGTTGTGGAAAGACCACAACCCTAACGTTGTGTTGGCAGAAACGAGAGCAGGGAACCTTGAACTGTATGAGGATAACATCGGGTTGCATTACGATGCTGTTATCACAGACGAGCAGACGGTTGCCGAAGCGAGAGCCGGTAAAATAAAGGGCATGTCGTTTGGTATGAAAAATGTGGTTGATACAGTTGAACAACGTGCCGACGCCTTGCCGCTCAGAAAAATATCTGATTTGGACATTGACCATATCACGCTTGTTGTAAAAAAGGTGCCTATATATTCCGCAACGTCAGTTGAAGTACGGGCAGGGACTGATGTGGATATTGAAACACGAGCATTTGAGGATAAGCTTAAAATTATTGAGCATAAAGACCCGCCAGATTTGAGCGAATACCGAAACCGAATAAACGCTTTAAAGGCCTAAAATCAAGGGCCTTTTTTAATATCAAAAAATGGAGGTTAACACATGAAGAATTTGAAGGCCCTTGAGGAAAAAAGGGCGGAGCTTGTGGCGAAGATGGACGCCATTGTGGCTAAGGTAGACGAGGAAGTCAGAGCCATCACTGACGAGGAACAGGCCGAGTTTGATAATCTGGAGAAGGAAGTCAGGGGAATCGACACGGCGATTGCCATGGAGGAACGGGCGCGGGCTATGGAAAAGAAGGAAACCAAGCCCGAGCCGAAGGTTGAGGAACGCGCCGAGGACGTTGAGATGCGGGCGTTCGCGAATTACATCAAGCGCGAGTGCGGCATGCCGATTGAGCAGCGTGCAGGTGAGCAGAACTTCGACATGGGCAACAACGGCGCGGTTATCCCGACAAGCATCGCCAAGCAGATCATCACGAAGGTAGAAGAAATCTGCCCGATCATGGCGGGTGCGACGCGGTTTAATGTGAAAGGCACATTGAAGATTCCCGTCTATACCAAGGCTGGGAGTGGCGCCGATCAGGATATTAGCGTTGGTTATCAGTCCGAGTTTACCGACATTCAGGAGAACGCTGGTAAATTTACGAGCGTTGACCTGAGTGGGTTCTTGGCTGGTGCGCTGTCGCTGATTGGTATCTCCGTGATTAACAATGCGGACATCGACATTGTTAACTTCGTGATTGGCGAGATGGCAAGCAAGATTGCGTCGTTCTTGGAGAAGGAGCTGCTTGTTGGAACTTCATCTTATGCCGAGGGCGCTCTTTCCACCACAACCAACGTCAACGCCGGGTCCACTAGTGCGATCAGCGCCGATAACCTGATTGACGTTCAGGCTAAGATCCCGACCGCTTATCAGGCGAACGCTTGCTGGACGATGAACCCTGCTACGTTCACCGCGATTCGGAAGATGAAGGACGGCGAAGGCCGCTATATGCTCCAGCCCGATTTTGCGGGGGCTACCCCGTATCGTCTGCTCGGCAAACCGGTGTATCTGTCCGACAATATGCCGACCATCGGCAGTGGCGAAAAGGCCGTGCTGTACGGCGATTATTCTGGTTTGGGCGTGAACTTCCGCGAGAACGTGGCAATACAGATACTGCGCGAGAAATACGCTACCCAACACGCTATCGGCATCGTAAGCTGGTTTGAGTTTGACAGCGGTGTTATTAACCCGCAGAAACTCGCCACATTGACTATGAGCGCTGGTTAAAACGAACACGGGCGGCTGAAATATGCCGCCCTTCCCAATCTAAAGAAAGCGAGGTAAAAACATGAGCGAATATAATGTGCCGAACTACAAAGAACAGGGCGGCGCAAAATGGGTAGTCGACGGCGAGCTTGAAATAACCGGCACGCTCGACCTGACCGGCGCTACTGTTGAGGGCGTTGTTACGGCTGATGTTGTTAATAACCTGACCACAACCGCATCCGGCAAGGCGCTGGACGCCCGGCAGGGTAAGGCGCTGAAAGATACTATAGATGCTTTGGCGTTGACGGTCGACGGTATTGCTGGCGATGTTGCGGAGATTGATGGTCGCATGGCCGCAAATATTCCAGACAGCACAGAGGAAACAAGCCCCACAACGGCACAGTTTAACGCGCTGCTTGCTGCACTGAAAGCCGCCGGGCTGATGGTTGCAGACGGGGATTAATGAAAGGGGTAAGGCCACATGAAGGTATCAAGTTTAACCAGCCAGATTGTGGCTGATTATCTCAAGGTTGACTGGTACAGCCTTGACAACACGCAGCAAGCGGAAATCGATATGATACTGGATGCTGCAAAAGCCTATGTGGGGTCGTTCACCGGGCAAGCACTTGAAGCGCTCGATGACTACCCGGACGTAACAATTGCTGTGCTGGTGTTGTGCCAGGACATGTACGATCATCGTTCTTACAGCAGTGATACTGATGCGGTGAACCGCGTGGTAGACAGCATTCTGGGCATGCATGCGAGGAACCTCCTATGATCGATCCTGGAAAGCTCGACACGCGGATCTCCGTTATGGGGTACCGCGATGGCGCGTGGGAGGAACTGGGGACGCTTTGGGGCAGTGCAGAGTATTCCATCCGCGTGATTTATTCATCGATTGCGGCAGCGACACAAGGCTATAAAATCACAGTGCGCACAAGCTCCCTAATCCGCCCGGACAGGGCGCTGCGCGTAAACGGGGATCACTGCCTCATTGCGTCCCTTGCACGGCACAAGCAGTATGATGAAATTGAGGCGGCAGCTGTAAAACTGCAGCGTTGCACACTGCGGCGGCAGAATGCGGATGTATTCGAGTTTGAGGCGGTACTGGCAGAGCAATATGTAAACTGGACGCAGGCGACACCATACGCAAGGCACGAAACCGGCATGCTGCTGATCGCCCCGAAAGAGATCATTTTGCGATCAGGTGATATCGTGGCAGTGGATAGCGTGCGGTACAGCGTGCGCGCATGCCACATGGCTGAGGGTACACACAATGCATATGAGATTCGGACGGGGGTGGATGCATAATGCAGAGCGTGGATGCAAGCAGCCTTGATAAAATCGACAAGGCATTATCGGATGCACTTAAAAAAGCCCCAGAGATGCGAAGAAAACTACATGAAGAGCTGACGCGCAATATGCATAACGCGGTTGTAAGCAATATCGGCATGACAACGGAGCAGCATACGGGGGATTTGCAGCGGTGGCAAAAGGCGTATGTTGGCAGCGGCGGCGGATATGCGGCGGTGCGCCCGGAGAACACGAGCACGGGCGCAAACAGCCCAGGCGCCGTTACGAACTATGTCAACAGCGGGCATAAAATCAGACGCGCCGCTAACGGCATGCGTGGCCGACGAAAGCGAAGGATCCGGGTTGCCTATGTGGATGGGCGATACTTTTACCAATCCGCAGCGCGCGATATGGAGAGCGCACTGGCGCCGCTTGCAGAAAAGTTTGTGCGCGATATCGCCAGCATCATAGAGGGGAAGTGAGCAAGCGATGGTTGTGCCAAGCAAGATCATTGCCGCATTGAAAGGCACATTTGCTGCCGCATGCCCGGAATGCACGATCTACCAGGATGAAGTTCCGCAGGATTTTGACCGGCCATCGCTGTATGTTGCGCTGCTCTCAGCGAGCCGCGGGGCAATCACCCGGGGCACGATGCAAAACACAGAGCGGTATGCCATATATTGCTTTACGCCAACGGACGATTATGGCTATAGCGATTCGGCAGAGCTGATGGCACTGCAGGAGCGAGTTGTGCAGGCTTTGGACGCGGGCTATATCCCAGTTGATGATCGGGCCGTCACGCTTACCGCAGTATCGGCGCAGCAGCCGCAAGCGGATTATGCGGCGGTAAACGTTGATGTAACGTATGTTGAGGCACGGCAAGAACAAAAGAAGGAGTATGATCTCATGCAGGTTGTAAACACGAAATTAGCAGGAGGAGTGAAAGGATGAGCGGATTACCCAGCATTACCATCACATTCCGCCAAGCTGCGGAAGATGTGAGCCGCCGGGCGGGACAGGGCGTTGTGGCTATGATCCTTACCGATGCAGCGGAGGATGCGCACGGCGTGCATCAAATTGCAGCGGAAGCGGATATTCCCGCGGCGCTCGGTGAGGACAATAAAGATTGTATCCGGTATGCGCTGATCGGGAACGTAAACCGGCCGGCAAAGATTATCGCGTATGTAAAACCATCCACCGAAACCATGACGGTTGCATTGGGCAAGATTGCAGCTTATGATTTTGACTGGCTCGTTGGCGGGCCGGATCTGAGCAGCGAGGACGCAGCAACGGTCAAGACATGGATTGGGACGCAACGCGCTGACTACGACAAAATTTACAAGGCAGTGTTGCCTAACGTGGTGGCAGACAGCGAGAGCATTGTAAATTTTGTGGCAGACGATATCGTTGTTGGAACGGATACGCTGGATACAGCATCGTTTTGCAGCCGCATAGCAGGGCTGATCGCGGGAACGCCTTTAGCGCAGAGCGTAACGAATGCGGTATTGCCCGAAGTATCGGACGTAGAACGCATGAGCAGGGAAGAACTTAACACGGCAATCAACGCTGGCAAACTTGTGCTGGTGCATGATGGCGTAAAGGTGAAGCTTGGGCGAGGTGTTACATCCCTTACGACGACCACGGGCAAGTCCGCGCTATTGAAAAAGATCAAGCTGGTGGAGACGCTCGATCTGATCAAGCGGGATCTTCGGGTGCTTACACAGGATACTTACATTGGCAAACTGCCTAACAGCTACGATAACAAGGTCGTGCTGCTGGGCGCATACCTTGCCTATCTGAAAGGCCTTGAGGCAGAAGGCATCCTCCAGGCTGGAACATCCAGCATGGAAATCGATGTGGATGCGCAGCGCGCTTACCTAAAGGCGCGGGGCGACAACGTGGCGGATATGACGGATGCTCAGATTAAGACAGCGGACACGGACGAGCATGTGTTTGTCCGGGGGAATATCCGCATGCTGGATGCGATCGAGGATGTCGCGATTGACATGACATTTTAAGGAGGGTGCAGAATGGACAAAGCGAGCAGGGTAATCAGCGGAACCTGGGGCGAGATGTGGCTTGACGACGTGTATGTAGGAGAATGCTACGGCCTGCAGGCCAAAGTGACGTTCAACCGGGAAACGATCCAGCAATGCCGGAAGCTGACGGCAGGCCGCAAGCTTATGGGCATGGAGGGTACAGGCTCGGTTAAAATGCACAAGGTCAGCTCCCGCATGACGGAAGCCATCGGCACCAGAATCAAGCAGGGGATCGACCCAAGGTTTACGATTATATCCAAACTGGACGACCCGGATGCATACGGCGCGGAACGCGTTATGTTAACGGGCGTATCGTTCGATGATTTGACGCTTGCCGACTGGGAGGTCGGCGCTGTGGGAAAGCTGGAAAACCCATTTGCATTTGAGGATTGGGAGCTCGTTGACGCGATTACGGAGGCATGAACATGGATTTGATTGAGAAACTGCTGGGGTGCGGAAAATCGGTATTAAACCGGCCTACTACGGAAGTGGAAATAACGCGGCTGTCTGAACTGATCGGACAGCCGTTTATTGTAAAAATCCACGCCCTCACTGCAAAGGAACTGGATGAAGCTCCCAAAGACAATTTCAAAACACACGTGATCCTTGCTGCAGTGGAGTCGCCGGATTTGTGCGACAGCAGGCTCGCAGAAATGCTGCGCCCGCAAGGACGCAACGCGAAACTCACTCCTGCGGAGACAGTCAATGCACTCCTGCTGCCAGGCGAGGCCGTAAACCTGTATAACGCGATAACAGATCTCAGCGGGTTTGGCGAAGACAGCATCAAGGACCTCCGAAAAAACTGATGGAAGACCCGGAACTGGCGTTGATGTTTTATCTCTTCCGGGATCACAACATCACTCCGGGGCAGTACTACGCCATGCCTGCGGGTGAAAAGCTTTTGATACAGGCGTTTGCAAGTGAAATTTTGGAAAGGAGGGCAGGCATGTGAGCGCAAATGCGAGCATTGTTATATCCGCAAAGGACAATTATTCGAGCGCGATTAAGAAAATGCAGGCCACGCAGACCTCATTCCGAAAAGATCTAAAATCGCTGCAAAAAGAGCTGGATACACTCAACAAAAACAAACTGACGCTCAACATGGATTTGAGCAAAGCAAAGCGCGAGCTGAAGGATGCAGAAAAAGCGTTTGGTGCGGTGGGTGATGAAGCGGCTCGCCTGCGGTTGGAAGCTGCGCAGGCGGATTATGATAACATCCGGCAAAATCTCGACCTGGTAAGCCGCACAGCAAAACAGACGGCGCGGGATATGGATAACTTAACGGGTGTTGTGTCCAAAAGCGAAAACCGCATGGGCGGTGCGGGCGGCACGCTTGCAACACTTGCAAAAGCAGGGTTGTTTTCTATGGCTGGGAATGCTGCGGCAGATCTGGGCGGTGTGCTTGCGAGCTCTGCATTCGGGGGCCCGACGGGGGATGCAATCACTTCTGTACTGGGCGGTGCTGCATCCGGCGCTGCGATGGGATCTGTAGCAGGGCCTGCAGGAACTGCAATCGGCGCCGCAGTTGGCGCGCTTACGGGCGCAGTCCAGGCGTTTACGGCGCAGTATAGTTCCAAGGATGATGCGTTTAAGTCCGTTGTCCAGGATACCTACAACGAGATCAAACAGGCACAGGCGGAGTCGCTTTCAAGTGGTTCGGAGATTGCGGCTTCGCGCGAAACGGCGCAGATATCCTTTACAACGCTTTTCGGGGATGCGGATGTTGCGCAGGATTTCCTTTCTGATGTTACGGATTTTGCAAACGTTACACCGTTCTTATTTGACGATTTGACCGCGATGTCAAAAGTCCTCAAGACCTATGGCTACACAGTGGAAGAGCTGCTGCCGACGATGCAAAAGATCGGAGATGCAGGAGCTGCGCTTGGTATGGGACAAGAGGATATGGCTGCAATTGCAACATATCTCGGCCGCATGAAAACAACAGGGAAAGCAACCCTGGAGTATCTGACGCCGCTACTCGAACGCGGTATCCCAGTGTGGGATTATCTTGCACAGGCATCCGGCATCGCGAAGGACGAAGTACAGGAGATGGTAACCCGTGGCCTTGTGCCTGGAGCTAAGGCTGCTGAAATCATAGCGGACTATATGGGGGATGATTTCGCTGGCTCGATGGAGCAGCAATCTCAAACATATGCAGGCCTTGCATCTACAATGCAGGGAATGCAGGATGAAATGAACAATGCTTTGGGCGAAGGTTATAACGAGCAGCGCAAACTCGGCATGCAGGAGCAGATCGAATGGCTGAGCGGAGAGAGCGGCGAGGCGATGAAGGAGGCGAACCGGCTGATCGGAGAATGGCAGGCAAGCCTTGAGAACGAGAAGGAGCGCCTGCTGCGCGAATCCATGGATGCGGTGATGACTTCGGATGCATTCGCGGAGGCCGATTCCGTTGAAAAGGGCCGCATGCTTGCCGCGGCGCAGGCAGAGGCAAATGCGGAATATCTCAAGTCGGACGGATACCAGCTCCAACAGGAGGCAAATGAAAAACTGGTTGACGATATACAAGTCGCCATGAAAGATGTATATTTGGATGCCGGTTATAACATGGGGCTCAAATTTTCCGAAGGAGTAGCAAATGCAATCAAGGACGCGGGGGGCGGAGTAGCTAGTGTGATTGCAGCTGAGCTGGGAGGGGGGTATTCCGGCGTAAGCCCGCGCATGGAACATGAAAGGGGCTATGCCTATGGCATACAGCGCGTGCCATACGACAATTTCCCGGCTCTGCTGCATGAGGGAGAACGCGTGCTCACTGCATCTCAGGCGCGGGAACAGGGAGGTGCGCCAACCGTACAGGTCACAGGGAATTCGTTCATTGTACGCGAGGAGGCAGACATCGACCGAATCGCGACAGCGCTTTGCCAGAAGATCGCAGACGCGCAGGCTGCGTATGTTGGGGAGGTGCGGATTGCATGAGTGAGCAAGCGAAATTTTGTTTTAACGGGAGCCTGATCCTGCCGGTAACGCCCGAAAGTTTTGAGGTCGGTGCCGGGATCAAAGTCGAGACCGTTAACATCCACGCGCTCGGCGATCTCCGCATCGCCGGATATCCGACGCTTGACAGCATCAACATATCAGGCTTTTTACCGGCGCGGCAGTACAGCTTTGCAATCACCGACGACGTACAGCCCTATACGCTGGTCGCCCAGTTCAAAGCATGGGCAGCGTCACGCTCGGTAGTACGGTTCTTGGTAACCGGCACGGATGTAAACCTGCCTGTGCTTGTCGAAACAATCCGCTACGGCGAACGCGATGGAAGCGGGGATGTGTATTATACGCTCACCCTGGCTGAATACCGGCATGCAAGCGTATCTACGGCATTGCGCCGCGCGGTCGACCGCTATCCGGCAACGCCGCAGCATTACACCCCGCAGAAAGGGGAGAACCTGTACATCATATCGGAAAAAATGTACGGCGATAAAAATAAGGCTAAAAACATTGCAGCCGTGAATGGTATCAAGAACATGCATTCGATTCGTGGTGGCATACTGAATATACCTCAGGTGAAATAGCTATGGTACTGACAATAGGTGGGCGAGATGTTACGCAGCTTGCGGCATCCATTACCACGGCTGGAAGCGAAAAGGAATGCGCTCGCACGTTAACCGCGGACATCGTGCAATCGCCAACGGATCCCAACATCCCTACAGTAACGATCTCTGTCGGTGCTGCGGTGAGCTTTGCGGCAGATGGACAGGCTTTCACCGGCATTGTAACATCGGCTTCACGCTCTACAGCAAGCAGTACGGTGACCGTGACAGCAAAGGATCTGGGGCTATACCTAAAACGCAATAAAATCGTGCAGAAAATCAAAGGCATGACTGCGGAAGCTGCCGCTGCCGCCATCTGCGGACAATACGGCATCGGGGTAGGAAACCTTGCACCCACCGGTTATACGTTTGACCGCTACTTTATGGGCGTGACCTTATATGATGCGATCATGACGGGATATGCGCTGGCTGCAGCGCAAAATGGGCGCGCATACATGCTGCGCATGCGGGGGAGCTCAGTTGAAATCATTGAAAAAGGCGCGATGCTGGCAGGCGTGGTTGAGGAAGGGGCAAACCTTATGGAGGCATCTTACAGCGAGGCGGGGGACAGCATTGTAAGCCAGGTGGCGATTTATGACAAACAGGGAAATTTAAAACAGACCGTGACCGGGGATATGACGCTTGGTGTGATGCAGGAGATCATCATCGAATCCTCCGCACGCGCAGAATCCATCGCAGCGGCGGAAGAGCTGATCCGCAAAAACGGATTAAAGCGCAGCGGCACGGTGACCAACCTTGGCAATGCGCAGTGCATTGCAGGGAACTCCGTGCTAATTTACGAAAGCTTTACCGGCCTGTACGGGAAGTTTTTCATCGCATCTGACAACCATAGTTGGAAAAACGGTATATATACCAACAAGCTTACCCTTGCATGGGAAACCACGATGGATGCAACGGCAGCGGGCGAAGCGTTGTCGGCCGGCAAAACTGCCTCCAGCGGCACAGCATCCAACAGCCCCCTTGATTACTTGTATAATCCAGACGGTACGCCGCATGGAGGTGCATGAGCAATGGATGACAAAAACCCATATGTAGGATTGCTTGAAATCATGGGAAAGGAAGCTGCCGCTTTGCAGCCATCTGCTTCTGGCGGATGCATGACGGGCACGGTAAAAAGTGTAGACCCGCTTACAATCACATGCAACGGCCTTGATGTGGACGGCGATGCACTCTTCGTAAATGCTACGTTGCGCCATGGGTATGAGCGTAAAGTGACACTTGATGTGCCCGCGCATCCTGTCAACGCGACGATCTCTGCGACGGCGCAGACGATCAAGGGCGTGAAGGCAAAGTGCGAGGAGTGGGCGCTGAAAAAGGGCGACCTTGTACTCGTGCTCCCAAGCGCTGACATGCAGACTTATCACGTAATATGCAAATTGGAGGCCGCCAATGCCTGAAATTTTTCCATTTTTGCAGCCTCACCTGTATGCAGATACCGCCGAGACTTTCGCCAGCAACCCCTATCGCGATGTAGCGTGGGATTACGCAAAAGATAGACCGCGCTTTTCCGCCGCAGGTGAACCGATCATCGTGCAGGGCCTGGAGGCCGTGCAGAGCTGGGCATGGCGCGCTCTGCATACAGAGCGATTCCTGGATGAGATACACAGTTGGGATTATGGGTGCGAGATCATGACGCTTGCGGGGCAACAGTGGATCCGCGAGGTTAAGGAAGCAGAGGCGCTGCGCTATGTGCGTGAGTGCTTGATGCAACATCCAGATATCAGCGGCATATCGGATGCGAGTGCAGAATTTGATGGTAGCACCCTCACGGTACGCTGTACGGCGGTTACCGCATATGGGGATGCAATTATGGAGGTGAGCTACAGTGTATGAAGACATGACAAAGAATGTGATCCGCGAGGCGATTCTAACCCATATGGGCGCGGACATCTCCAAAATAGAAGGATCCTTCGCCGCGGATATGGCTGGGGGCGTATCGGTTGAGATGGCGAAGATCTATGCCACGATAGATTATGCGATGCAAACCTTCCTGCTCCAGACCAACGAAGGCGAATACCTTGATCTGCGCGCTGCAGAGTATGGTATCCTGCGCAAGCCGGGTACAAAGGCCACTGTGGAACTCACGGCGCACGGCACGGATGGAACGGTGATCCCGGCCGGCACGCGCATCGTATCGGCAGACGGGTTGGTCTTTGTTACCGATGCAGCGGCAGAAATTGCAGATGGCGTTGCGACAATATCTGCGACGGCAGATCAGCCCGGTGCCGCGTATAACGCAGCACCGGATACGATTGCGCAGCTCTTTAAGAATATTCCAGGCGTGGCGGGTATAACCAATGATACGGCAGCGGTGGGTGGATCGGATGCAGAAACGGATGAGGCTCTTCGGGAGCGGGTTCTGTTGCGGCTTCAAACGCCCGCAACCTCCGGGAATGCGTACCACTATCAGCAGTGGGCGCTGGAAGTAGCGGGCGTAGGGGCGGCAAAGGTGCTGCCGCTGTGGGACGGCCCAGGCACGGTTAAGGTTGTGCTTGCAAGCCCGGATATGGGAGCGGTCAACGAGGATGTGCGCGCTGCTGCTGCAGCGCATATTGAGACGCAGCGGCCGATCGGCGCGGACGTAACCGTCGTATCTGCGACAGCAAAGACGATCACGGTGACCGCTACGCTGACAATCTCGGCGGATACCACATTAAATGCGGTAAAAGAATCCTTGTCTGCAGCCATGAAGGAATATTTCCAGGGCCTAGCGTTTGAAGCGAGCAGCGTGTCATATAACAAAATTGCATATCTTTTGATGTCTGTACCTGGCGTGAACGACTACAGCAATTTACAGGTCAATAACGGGACTTCTGCGATACCTTTGCAGACGAGCGAAGTCCCGGCAGTGGGGACGGTGACGCTTAGTGCAGCTGGCTGATAAGCTCGTCCTATACGCGAAGTCGCCGGAGGTCAAGGCGCTGCAAGACGGGATACAGGCGGCGCTTGACGCTCTTTGGGCGGCGGGCGACGACTCTATCGACGGCGCTTTTGTAGCGACCGCGTCCGCAAGCCTTGACCTTTGGGAGCGAGCCTACGGGATCGAGACGGACATAAGCCTGACGGATGCGCACCGCAGGGAAAACGTCATCGCCGCGATGCGCAGCGCGGGCACGACCACGGTCGATATGATAAAGGCGGTGGCAGAGAGCTACGCCAACGGCGAGGTCGCCGTCACGGAGCAGTATGCGGACTACCGTTTTACGATCACCTTCATCTCGACGCGAGGCGTGCCGGCGCAGATGGATGCGCTGAAACGGGCGATCGAGCGTATTAAACCAGCACATCTGGCGGTTATATACGTGTTTTCCTATGTCACACACGGCGATATTAAGGCGGCTGGCTATACGCATGGCCAGCTTGCTGGCTACACGCATGAGGCTATCCGAAACAGCTTGGAGGTATAACATGGCTACAACCACAACGAATTATAATTTAATCAAGCCCGCAGCGAATGACAATTATGATGTGGCTGACTTCAACGCGAATTTTGACGCGATTGATGCGCAAATGAAGGCGAATGCTGATGCTGCATCGGGTGCAGCATCGGGCACCCACGCCCATGGCAGCATCACAAACGACGGCAAGATCGGCACGGCGGCAAACAAAGCCGTATACACGGGAGAGGGTGGCGCTTTGCAGGCAGGGACGCTCCCCGTTTCAGCGGGCGGCACGGGCGGAACGACGGCCGCAGCTGCCAGGGCGGGGATCGGCGCGCAGGCAGCCCGGCTGACATTCACGGACAAATCAGTAGCTACATCTGCATGGTTATCGGACAGCACTTATACGGATTTCCCGTATCGGGCTGCAGTGCCATGCGCAGGGGTCACGGCGGCGCATTTTGCGCAGGTTGCACTGGCACCGGATGACGCCCTGGGCGGTAACCTTGCACCGGTGTGCCTGTCCTACGACGGCGGCATTTATCTTTACGCGAAGGCCGTGCCGACTGCGACGATAACGATCCCAACAATCGTGGCATGGGGGTGATTGATATGCTGGTGGGAATGGTCAACGTTGGAGGCGGCGAGTTACAGTGCATAATGGGAAGTTTTTCTTCTCCATCAAATAAGGAATCACAATCATTTACTGTTTCGGGCGTTACGTTTGAGCCGAAGATTATTGCGATCAGACGTGCATCATCTGCTTACGCCGGCACAAATGATGCCAAAATTATAGATGTCCTGTTTTTTGATGTAGAAAATAGTCGTGTTTTCTGGTTTTATTCCATCCACGGCAGAAATTACACAGGCTCGATGGGACAATATAATAACGGTTCTGGAACTGTTACAAAAAACGGAAGTTCAGTAACAATAGCATTTTCGGGTATCGGCGGTTATTTTTCACAATGGGATATGTGGAATGAACACGTGATGTACGGCTCATATGAGTATTATATTTATGGTTAAGGAGGAACAGCATGATTTTTAATATGGTT